ATCAGGCGCGTAATCTCCTGCTGCCCCCAGGTCCACACGTCCTGCGTTAGCCCCTGACCGAACGACGGCGCAGCCAGGAAAGCTGCCATGAACACATACGCCTCTTCGGCGGCTTCAGGAATCTCCTGAATGGTCCACCGCACACGCTCGTCCTTCTTCAGACTCGCGTGCACGGCAGACACTTTCTGCTCGGCGATAAGCTGGTCTTCGGCATCGGCCGTTTGACCGGTCCCTAGCACCTTCAGATTTTGAAGGACGCGTTTGGCCAGTTCCGCCTTGGTCGCCATCGCTTAGGCCTGCGGCGGCGCCGGCGGCGGAACGAGCGCGGTCAGGCGGTCGATTTCAGCCTTCAGCGTTGCGACGATTGCGTCGGATTCGGTCTTTACAGCAGCGAGCGCCTCCGCGGCTTCTTCATCCTTCTTCGCGCTCAGCTCGGCGAGCGCCGCAACGCGCTCCGCATCCTTCTGCGCCTCAAGCTTGCCCATCGCGGCGTTGAATTGCTCGCGCGTGCACGTGTCGACGCTTGGTGCGGCGTCGTCGGTCGGTTCCGGCGCCGCGGGCGCTTTGTAGCCCGTGACTTTGAAATGCGAGTTGTTGACCAGCTTCGATGCGATGAAATCGGGCACAGACACAGTGATGCCGCGCTCGAAAAACGTGCCCTTGTGATCGACACCCGGTGTGTTGTCGGCGCCTTTCGGGTCACCGATGAAAGTTACTTTTGCCATTGCTGTTCGCTCCATTCGTCGGGGCCGACTTGCTGGTCGACCCCGCGCGCTTTACGCGCTCGGCGGAAGGAAAAAGACTGTCAGGTCGATCGTGCCTGCCTGACCCGTGGCCGGCGCCGCGTGCACGGTGACGTTGATCGTGTCATCGCTCGCGAGCGTCAGCGGCTTCGCAGTCACAGCACTGGCGCGCGCAATGCCGCCAACCTGGCCGATGTTCGATGCCGCGATGAAGTAATCCGGATCGCCGCTGTACCCGACGTCGAGCGTGATCGTCGGTGCAGCATTCGAATCCAGATCGGAGGCCACAGCGATGACGTCGACGACCGTCGAGCCATCCGCCAGCTTCGGGCCGATCAGCACATCGTTGAGGGCCAAGGCGACGGCTAGTACGATGCGCACGGTTTTGCATTTCAGACCGGCAGCATCGCCGGCGCCAGGCATTGCGTCCGGACGACCGTCCGGGTTGCTCATGTGATAAGTGGTCATGTCAGGATCCTCAGAATTCCGTTTCGACTGGAAACGGCAGCGCCGCGCGGGCGCCGCCGTCTCACATCACTGCCGGCTTACGCGTCGGCGACTGCCGCCGTGTAGACCGTCACCAGGCCATGCTGAACGAGGTTGTCGGTGTCGTCCGGACCGCGGCCGAAGAGCAGCTTTTCAATGCCGCGAATCTCCTGCACGCCGACGCCGGTCCGGAAACCGTAGTCGCGGACGTTGGTCGTCGACTTCGTGCGCTGCGCCCATGCCACGCCAATTGCTTGCGCACCGCACAGGAAGTTCGCGCCGACCTGAATACCGCCAGCACCCACACCAGCCAGATACGGAATTTCCGGAATCTCGCGGACGATCACGCCATCCCATTGCAACGAACCACCGGTGAACAACGGGTTATTGGTCATAGCGCCGCTTTCACGCGGGCGCGCGGTGCGGTTCGCTTCCACCATCGCCGGGTCTTTGCTCAGATCGCGGAACGAAAGCGAGTTCGCGAACATCACGAACCACTCTTCGTCTTCAGCCAGGCGAATCGGCTTGATCGCCGGCGATGCAAGTTGCGCGCGACGTTTGGCCAGGCTGACCATGTCGCACGACAGCTTGTCCGCGGTGTTGTCGAGGTTCGCGAGCGAGGCCGAATGGTCATTGCCGCTGTTGTTGCTCAGCGCGGCGCCGAACAGCACGCGGTCCGCGTTGTCCGCGAGCCATGCATCCTTCTGCGCTTCGGTCGCCGACGCGTACGGAACGCCGTTGATCGAATACAACGCCGCGATGGTGTCGTCGCGCATCAACTCCATGATCCAGAGCTTGAGAGCCGTCTTACCGGCATCGCGCAGATCGATCACCGATTTCTGTTCATCCCAATCCGTGACGACCACGGCGTTACGGATTGGATTCACGGCAACGCTCATTGAGCGCGAGTCGAGCTCGTCTTCGTTGCCTTCGAGAACCTGATTGCCACGGACGCCATTGCCTTTCAGCTTGCGCACGTTCGCGAAAGAAACGCGATCGCCGGGCTTGCGGGTCAGGTCGTCTTTCAGTTGGATAATCGAATTCTCGTCGGTGCCCATGTAGCGCTTGAAGCGCGAATCACGGACGTATTCCATGAAGAATTGATCGTCCCACTGCTGGGGGGTTAGCCCTTGCCGTGCAGTTGTTTCAGCCATTTTTAAGACCTCGGTTTCAGAATGTCATTGAGCGGCGTCGGTCCGGTCCACGTCGGCGCGGATCGCGGACCAGCGGAACGGGCTGTCGCCAGTGATTTCGGAAGAACGGGCGCGGCGGCTTGCGTCGTCGTGGCTGCGGCAGGCGCTTGCTGTTGCTGCTGACCTTGAATCTCGGCCATGATCTTTTCGCGCAGCTTCGCCTCATACGCGGTCGGATCATCACCAATGTCGTTCAGCGCCTGGATGCGCTGAGCCTGCTTGTACATCCATTCCCACGGATGTCGTTGCTTCGCCAGTTCCGCACCCAGCGCGGGGTTCTTCGCTACTTCTGCTTGGAACACCGCGAGCTTGTCGTCCACGTCCTGATGCTGATTGCGAAGCATCATTTCGGAGACGTTCATCCGCTCATTGAGAAGGGCCTGCTCGAAGGTCATCGGCTCTTGCTGCTGTTGCTGACCCTGTTGCTGACCCTGCTGCCCGCCACTGGCGCGCAGATGCTTAAGCTCTTCCTCAAAGCGAATAGCCTTTTCCTTCCAGTCTTGACGGCCTTTGCGCTCTTCTTCCAGCGCTTTCAACGGAACTAGCTTGTCCTGTTCGGATGCCGGCGGCGCATCAGTTGCAGACTGCTGAGGTGCGACTTCGCCTTCTCCTGCTGGCTGCGTCGCCGTCTGCGTTTCGCCCGTGCGTTGAACCTGAGTGTTGTCAGTTGCTGCAACAGCGGTATTGACATCGCTCGACTCTCCGCGAAGAACGTTTTCCAAGCTTTCCATTTACTAGCTCCCAACAACGCCCGATTCGACCCGGCGGCAGTCTTTAACGCCCGATGCCCGGCGGCGGCTACTACCCAACCTGTACGACTTGCGGCGGCTGCTGTGCGTCGGCGATGTTCTTGATCGCGGACGCCTGCAACTGGCCGGCTTGTGCATCAAGCTTTCTGATTTCGGCCGCCGTCTTCAATTGATCGAGCGTCGACGGCCCTTGCACGGGCACCGACGACGCCGTCGATTGCTGTGGCGGCTGCTGCGCTTCATTCATGGTCTTCACCGCCTGCGCATGCGATTTCTCAGCATCGGCCTGCGTCTTCGCAATATCGGCCTGAGTCTTCGCCATGCCGAGTTGCTGCGTCTGTTGCTGAGTGCCCGCATTCGCCTGTTGCGACTGCTCGAGCATTTCGATGAGCTTGTCTTTGTTGCGCAGTTGCGATGCTTCAATCAGCACCGCCGGCGGCAACGGAATGCCGGATTGCGCGAGCTGGGTGAGCATCTGGAATTGCTCTGCCTGAATATTCGCGACGTCCGGACCTTCTTCGATCGTGATATCGACGTCGAGCCCGGCAATGTCGTTATCGACGCGCACGATTTGCTGCAGCCGCGGGTCATTCGGCTGAAGCGGCGGCTGCACCTGTTGGATGTATCGCGCGGCTTCGGCCGGATCGAGTTCGCCAAGCGCTTGCTGCAGCGTGACGGGCTGATTCAGGCCGACCCACTTCGCATTGCGCTCGTCGTCGGTAACGCGGATCCACTTTTCGCTTGTCCAGAACTGACGCACGCACAGCCACACGGCCTCATAAACCTGCTTCGTCCACTGCCGCAGATCGTCGATGATCGGCTCAACTTCGATAGCGCCGCCGGCTTGCTGAGACTGAATCGCCCGGCCGGATTGAATGCGTGGGTCTTTGCCAGCCATTGCTGCGTTCGGGCCGCTCGCCTGGAGTTCGCTGGTCGCGTGCTGCATCAACTCGACTTGCGCGGCTGCCATGTCGCCAGTCGGCAATACGCCAAAGTCCTGATTCAGCACGCCTGCGTTCTGGATTTCGATGTGGCCGTCAGGCTTCGCGAGCTCGCGACGCGCCTTGTCGACGTCGGCGATTGCCTGCTGATTGCCGAACGTCTGACGCACACTCATCAGGTGTAGGGCCTTCGAACGACGCTTGTTTACCTCGTCTTGCAGCGACAACATGTCGGTGACGTGGCCGTAGCGGTTGTTCTCGCGATCGACATACGCGGCACGCAAATGCAGAGTGCTCGCGGGTTTGCCCTCGCGATCAAGGTACGGCGACACCATCGGCTCTTCGAGATAGCCGCCTTTGGTGAACGTCGCAATCATCCACGTGCCTTTCCAGATGAAATGGCATTGGACAATGCGAACACGCGTGCGTCGGTTGTCGCACCACGTCGAGAATTTGGGCCGATCGTCGTACGTTTGGCTCAACGACACCGAATTGAGCGTGGCTTCGATGACGTCGTCGTAGCCCGGGTAATCATCGAGCGCCTGCTGCCTATCCATCCAGATCACAATGCCCTTGTATCGGACATCGCTGAAATCCTTCTGGCGACTGTACGCGTCGTACCAGATGCGATCCCAAGGAATGCGCGCTACATCGACGTCGTACCCGTCAGAGCTTGGCTTGGCCGTGACATCGACGCCGCCGTAACCTTCGATCAACATGTCTTCGTACACGTCGGAGCGGATGACGTCGAAGTCGTTGCGATCGGCGACATAGCGCAGCGAATCGGTGGCGGCTTCGCTCAATTGCTCTTCGGCGGGATCACGCGGAAACGCTTTCGGATCGCTGCGCATGCGGCGTTCGAAGCCACGCAGATATTCGACCTTGCGCTTTACATAGTTGATCGTCAGCGCCGGTTGGCCGCGCTTGCGCAGAATCTCAAGCTCGCGCGCGGTCCATTGCTGGCCGTCGTAATAGTCGCGTGCACGCTCCGAGCGCTCACGCGCCTCGCGCGTCATCTGTTCGGACTCTTCGAACCAGCGACACAGAACGGTCGCGTCCGGCGCGTCGACTGCGGCCGGTTGATCGTATCCACTATCGGACGCGACGGTCACGCTGTTTTCCATGAGCCGTCGTCCGTGTCATCGTTGTTGAATGCGCGATCCCAGCTATCGCGCTCGGCAGGTCGCGACTCCTTCACCGGGATAATCGCCGGGTGCGCGTCAGCGATCGCGCGACCGATCAGGCTGCCCGCGTCGACCTCGTCGTCATGCTTCGCGGTCGGGAACTTGATGTACTGGTCGACAATGTCGTCGCCTTCGGGGCCTTCCGGCACCCACACGCAACCGCTCGACGCCATACCTTGAAAGGCCTGCGCCTTGACTTCTTTGTCGTTGCCGTGCGGGCTGATCGGCTCGATACGAATGAATTGCTTCTCGCGACGCATCGCGGCAGTGACGAAACCAGCAACCGACTTCCAGTTGTTGTCGTCTTCAGGGAACCAGGCGAGCGGCTTATATTTGCGAATCAGACCGGTGCGCTTTTCTTCCGGCGGAACCTCGCGGTTTTCCGCTGCCTTCACGTTGCCGACGACACGCGCGCACAACTTGTCCATCGTGATCTGTTCGCGGAAGCCGTCGATCAGGTACACGTTTTCGAACTGATCAACACCCCACACGCGCACGCACGCGAAGTCGGCGTTATCCGCGCCGCTCGGCGCATGGTCGCTGGTAATGTAGTAGTTGAGCCGTGCCGGCTGGCTACCAGGGCGATAGCGGCGAAACCACGCCTTCTGAAAGTACGTGCCCTCGGCGGGCGCGGGCTTCTGCTGATACAGCGAAGACCACGTGCGGCGATTGAGCTTGAACGGCTCCCAATGCTCGAGGCTGAACCACTCAGGCCACAGCGTTTCACCGATCTGGCGGCCGAGCGGATCGTCCGCGCGGTCTGCGATCGCCGGCAGACAGATGACGTGCCACACGCGACCATCGCGGCCGCGGAACACACCAGATTCGCCGTCCCAACCTTCAGGCAGGATGCGGCCAGCGATATCGTCTTCGTGCCAGCGCGTCTGAATGATGACCTGCGGCGCGCCCGGGATCAGGCGCGAACAGAAATCGTCGATGTACGCATCCCACGTGGAGTTGCGCACTGTCTCCGATTCCGCTTCCTTCCGGCCTTTTATCGGATCGTCGAGCACGCCAAGCGCGCCGCGGTTACCCGTCAACCCGGACAGCAGACCGCCGGCCATGAATTCCGAACCGTTGTCGAGCGTCCACTGGTGCGCGGCGCGGTTATCGGCGACAAGCCCGACGTCCATCAATCGCTGAAAGCTGCGCGACTTTACGAGCTGGCGCGCGCGGCGCCCTTGCTTCATCGCGATTTCGGTCGCATAGCTGGCGAGAATGGTATTGCGGCGCGGCTTGCGCGCCATGAACCACGGAACGAAGACGATATCGCTGTAAGTGCTCTTCGCCGAACCCGGCGGCATGAGCACCATGAGATTCGGGATAGTGCCGTCGTCGATGCCCTGCAACTTGCGGCAGAGCAAATCGTGATGCGCGGCCAGCTTGCCGATGCGCATCATCGAAAACTGGTCTTCATCCTCGGCGTCGGTGATAGGCACCGTGGGAATGTCCACCATGCATGCGAAGTCGGAAAGGCTGCGCCGGGCGAGCAATCGCCGCGCTGCCATTACGTCTTCGACGGTGAAGTCCCTACCGCCCATTTAGTCAACCTTGATAGATGCAAGTACGCGAAGCTCTTCTTCGCTGAGTGAGCTAACGTCTACTGTTGTGGCGACGGGAATCGGACCGCCGCCCGGTCCTGATAACTCGCCTTTCACTTTGTCCTGGTTCCAACCCATCACGCGCGCAATGCTGTCGAGCGCTGACTTCTTATCAACCCACTTAACCTTCTTCACAAACATCGGAATCGGGATCACGTTGCCTTCGCCGTCAATCTCCGCCGACTGCTGCTCGACCACCTCAAACCCCGCAAGAGAAGCGGCCGTGTCTGCATCAAGTTCAGGAATGTTCTTCAGCGTTCCGTCGGGCCGGTAGAACTTCCGCGGATCAGAGAAAGCCAGCCTTGCGTACTCTTCAAGAACCCGCTCGCGCGTGATTTCAAACTTCGTCGCCATCGAGTTACGCGCGGCGCAAATCGCGGCCTGAATATCTGCTTTTGTCAACAGGCGCGAACCCTGTTTAACCGCTGTCTTGGGGCTATATCCCGCACGGATTGCAGCTTGCGTCGCATTCAGATCGACGAGGTACTCGTCAACAAAGCGGGCGTGCTTCGCCGGGAGTTTTCGCGTCGGTTCAGTCATGCTGGCGGTGCTACCCGTAAAAGAAAATGACTCCAGTGGAAGCGGAACATGGGTACTTAGCAGCCCGCAGTATCCGACATATCGCTAGACGAAATCTTGGCTAAATTTCGAGGATGCGCGCGCATCGTCGGCGCTTCGCTCGGATCGCTTCCAGACTTGATCGCCCATGCGATCAAAAGCAGCGACCCAACGGAATGAGACGGCTCGACACCGTTGCGATAGCTCTGCAGTGAGCTGCGCGGAATGGAAGTGATGCGGGAGAGCTTGTACAAAGAGAAGCCGTCCCCGCAAAGGTCAGCGAGGACTCTGAACCAGTCAATGCAAACGGTGGACGGCATAGGCTGAATCGGACCGGTGCCGTTACTTGCCGTCGTGCAAACGCTGATGCGCATTCGCGGTATTGTCGAACGATTCCGGTGATTGCGACGGCTGCGTCAGTTGGAATAGCTGCTCCTTAAGCGCATAGCCGGCAAGCGGCCAAATCTTTTCGCGCGCATTCTTACGGGCAATGTCGCGGCCAATCTGCGCATCGAAGTTCTCGGGGCTAGCGCACGCGCTCTCGCCCGTTACCGTGAAGCCATTGCGCAGCACCAGCACGCAAAATGTCAGCAGCGTGAGCGACCGCGAAACGTCAGCGTTCGCATCAATGTCGATGCAGGCGCCGCTATATGAACGCGTGGTCATGCTGAAAAGAACGGCATTGCGTCGGTCGCGCGCGTCGTGGTCGAGAATGTCTTCGGTCAGGTAGCCGAAACGAACAGCGTCGGCCGCCGTAAAAAAGAACTCACCGACGATTGCCGCGTCGATATCGGCGGGCGTCACCCGCGGCGCGGTCTTGCCCGCCTTGACGATCGCAGCCTCGGTGCTCTGTTCGTTAGTGAGCGGCGTGTGGGTTGCCATGTTCATCAGATACTCCTGTTGCATGAAGGAAGGTTCGGGGTGCATAAAACGGTGCTTCTGTTGCATCACTGCCTGCCTGGGGTCTTATGCGCGACGTCCGCTGCCCCGAGGCTTACTGCCGCGCCATGGGTTATTCAAATGCCGCGATGCGATCGCCAAGAATCGACGAGTACTGAGTCATTGCGCAGTGCTGCGACGACATGCGGGCGCGCTCGGCTTCCGGCAGCCCCGCGAAAATGGCCGTGCTGAAGAACGCGGCGAGTGCTGAGGCTTTCTTGTCAAGCCCAGTCTTTTCGTCGAGAACACGCTGTTGGAAGGTGGGGCGAACGGGACCCGTCCGCACGTCCTCAACGATTTGCCAGTCATCGGCGAGCGAATCGCTGACGCTCGGCGCCCACGTGCTCACCGTGTCGTCGACGCCCTTCAGCGCGAAATACGCGTTGTACGGCACCATTGCGCCTTCGCCGAAGTGGGCCTTGGCCGCGCCGGTCTGCACCGGATACGATGCCGGCGGCACCAGATAGACGAACTGGCCTTGGCCGCTCCAACCGACGCGAGCGACGCGCTTACCTTTTTTCAAGGCCTCGATTGCGAGACCGAACGGCATGCCATCAGTGGGACGATATGCGGCGTCCGCTTGCTCTTTCGGCGTCCATGACACGTAGCCAGGGAAACCATCGACGTTCGGCTTACCGCCGTCCAGGTACTCAACGAGATAACCAGGATCGTCCTGCGTCTCACCAGCGGGCGGCGTCCAGCCGCGAAACGCGTTGTATTCGCCGCGCGTCATCGGCGCAAGATTGACCAGCTTTATTCCAATGTGAGTCTTCATCAGGTCACGCTCCAGGCAGTTGGGGGTCAG